AGATACTTTATGGTAACTTTGCCACTATACTTAATCATACAGACTCTACAGCAACATGCATAGCCTACAGAGGATAAGAAGGACCAGCAGGATTAAGCGTAAACTAAGATCAATGAATACAGAATCTAATATACCAGAAAAACAAAATATTTTTAAGAGAGTTTTTAATTGGTTTAAATTAAGGATATTCAAAAAATGAATTACACAGATTGCGTTTCTACAAGCTATACAATCCCTGTAAATTATGTTTTTATAGGTACCGTAGTCACGAAGTAGCATGCCTGATGGGGAGCCTAAAACTGCTAGAAGTTATCGGGGGACTGTGGTTGACGATAATGCTATTGTCTCTATTAACCTTAAATGGTTGGGTCAACTACTTGTACTTGTTGGGATGCTCGTTTATGGTTATTGGCGTATTGAGTCTCGATTGGGAAATCTTGAAGAATCGATGGTCACGGCTGATGTTAAGATTGGGGACTTACTTGGTAAACATATCGTGGAAGAGACTTTACAGAGAGAACAATTAGAAGATAAAGTTAATTTCTATGAAAAAGAATTTAATATCAATCCACTTAGTTGGGGTAAGCGAAAGAGAAAATAATGGAAGAATTTTTAGCACTGTATTCAGAAGCTGGCATGATTGGCGTTGTTGGAGCAATGTTTGTATTTATGGTTTACCAAAATGCTAAAAGATCAGAAGAACAAGCTAAGGCAATAAACGATTTACAAATTGAGAATAAAGGTCAGTCTGAAACATTGGAAAACATGGAAGGCATGATCATTAAATTAATTGAAAGATGGAATAGGTCCGACGAAACTAGAGACAGAAGACACGATGATACAGTTAAAGAGATTAACGACATGTCTGATGTATTAATGGAAATTAAAGGTTCTGTATCAAGGATAAATGGTAAATGATATGGATTACGAAAGCATAGATAAACATCGAGAGCACGTTATTCGTTTGCTGACAAAGTTAAATGAAAGACAGATAACAATTTTTAAGCACATTGAAAGAATTGATAAGCATCTTGATAGAGTTAATGGCAAGGTATCTGAACATGAAAGAAGCTTAGTCGAAATAAGAACATGGGGTGGGGTAGCAATGTTTGCTATTCCTATAATCGTAAACCTAATAATGAAGGTAATGTAATGGATATTAAATCAATAGTCCTCAGTGAGCTAACAAAACAAGTCGAAGCAACTGTCCCACAGCTACAAAGTGGAATAGAAAGCTTTATCATTGAAAAAATTCAATCAGATGAATTTGAGAAAGAATGGGCAACTGCTATTAACGACAAAGTTAATTTGCCAATTTTAAATGAAGAACAAGAACAGAAAGTTTTTGAAGAATTGGTTGATAAAGGAACAGACCTCGTTGCCGTTGTTTTATCAAGGCTATTAAAAGGGAAATAGTGTGCCCAAATTCGGCAAAAGATCAAAAGAACGCCTTAGAGGTGTTGATGCAAAGCTTGTTAATGTTCTTAACGAAGTTGTCAAGTATTTCGATATTAGTGTCATAGAAGGCTTACGTTCTCAGAAGCGTCAAGATGAGCTTGTAGCTGAAGGCAAGTCCAAGACAAAGTTCGGAAAGCATGTTTTAGGTAAGGCTGTAGATATAGCTCCCTATCCTATTGACTGGCAAGCACGTGATGACTTTCATTTATTAGGTGGATTTGTATTAGGCATAGCTTCTCAGATGGGAGTAAATGTTCGCTGGGGTGGGGATTGGTCGGCATCTAGCTTATATAAAGGTAAACGAACAACTAAAGATAATTCGTTTGACGATCTTGTCCATTTTGAATTAAAAGAATAAGATCATGCCAAAGCAGATATTTCAAGTTAAAGATTTTAGTGGCGGTCTTAACACCTTGCAATCTGGCGTTGATATTAACGATAATCAAGTACGTCAGGCTAAGAATGTCATGTTTAATATACGTGGCATTATACAGTCAGCTTACAATATGGCTAACACCACTGAAGTCGGACCTAATGGTGACGGCAATCTTTTAACTCGCTCCACCTATAGCAATTCAAATGTAAGCTCAACTACATCTGGAGAGTCTGTTCAGCCCGGGTATGGTCTTGGTTATTTTGAAACCGACTATCAAACAGTTGTAGGCAATACACGTGTTATTGCTGGTGACCATACTGGATTAACCAGAGAAGGTTTATGGTATGTTTCAAGTGGGGATAATCATTATATACTTTGGTTTAGTGCTATTACTACAGATGGTAATTTAGCCCAATATTTTCCAGTTGGCTCTTCGATTTCCATTACTGGACTATCTGGAGGAACAGGTGGATTAGCTACTGCAGATAAAGAAGGCATATTCACAGTAGTATCTCATAAGTCAACTAGTGGATCATACTTTACTTTTAACGCAGTCCAACTAAATCGCCCATTACTCAGTGGTAATGAAACGTATTTTGCCGCTACAATTAAAGGATATCCGTCTGGTGATCAAATAATTTTATTAGCGAATCCAATAGAACACAAAATAGACGTTTTTTCTACTAAGAACGATACAACGTGGGCAAGCGATGTAATTACTTTATGTGATTTTACACAAGGTTTTACATCTAAAGTAAAATACTATAAAGTAGAAGACTCTATAAGATGCTGTGATACTACTGAAAATAGTCAGTCCAAGATTAAATGGTACGGATTCATCGCCAGAACGCATTTTTCTGGGACCACTAATCAGAATATTATTCTCGGGTTTTATTCTAAAGATAATGATTTAGCGGCTCCTACAGCTGGTACTCTTGTAGATGGAGCAACTACGCCTGCAGTAATCAGTTCTTATGCTTCTGCTGGAACAGGATTTGATATAAATGTTTCTACTGATACTGCAGTCAATGGAACTATACCATCGGGTACTTATGAGTTTGCTGAAACTTTTATTTATGACGGCAATCAAGAATCATTGCCAAGGCAATACGCATCAGCTGCAAGTATTACAGTAGATGCTGCAGATGACCTTAAAGTTTTATCTGTTAATGTTGGTGCCCAAGGTGACTACGATGAAAGGATATCTGGAGGCAGGATTTATATTAGAGAAAAAAATACAAATGGTGAATGGATACTATTAATTGATATGGATTTACAGAATGGATGCAGAGTTAATTTAATAGATGAATATACTGCTTGGGACCTTCGCTCTAGCGATCAGTTTAATTGCCCCGATCAAACTGCTGGTAATAACTTTATTATTTCAGAATTAAACCTTACAACTTATGAAGTAATTAATGGTTTTCCATCTAGTGTATTTTCTATAGACATTGGAGCAAATTCAGAAAAATGGAAAGATTCTGTAGTTGCGAATAATAGAGCTTTTGTTTGTGGTGTAAATATAGCAGATAAAAACAAGGGATTAAATAAAAGCAACTCAACTCCTACTTTTTTTAGAGACAGAATAATGTATTCTATGCCTCATAGATTTGATACATTTCCTTATCATAATTATATTGAAGCTGCAAAAGGTGACGCTGATCATTATACAGCTATAGAATCTTATGCAGATCGGTTATTGGCTTTTAAAAGATTTAGCCTTGACATAATTAATATAGCTGCTGATGATCGTAATTGGTTTTTAGAAGATAGCTTAAAGTACCAAGGAGTAATGCATCCTGAAGCTGTGAAACGCACACAGCATGGAGCTATTTGGGCAAACAAACAAGGGTTGTTTTTATATAACGGCACTCAAATTAAAAATTTATCTGAAAACTTAATTGCTGATCAAACGTGGGCTGGACACATTACAGACGATACTGGAATTATTTACGACGAACAAGAATCTATGGTTTTTGTAATTAAAGATATGGGAGTTTATGGCGACGCTTATATGTGCGATCTAAAAACAAATACATTTACATTCCTTAAAGATTTTATTCCAGACACAAATGATGGCATAACTAACTCTGTAGATACGGAAGCCAACAATACTCTTATAGCACATGACGAAGGCGATACTATAGATTTTTATCAATTTTATAGAAGTCAGGCTACTATACCACAAATTGAATTTAAAACCAAATATTATGATTTTGGGAATCCCGATGTTATGAAGAGAATTTATGCTGTATATATAACATACAGGTGTACAGATCATGCCCTTACAAATCAGTTTACATTAGCACAACCAGACGGAACATCAACAGCATTGGCTGGAACTATGGCTACTGCTACTAATTTTACAACTGTAAAAATTGCTCCATCTTCTCCCATAAGTTGCGGCAGAGTATCTTTGGTTCTTGATACTAGCACATCAGACCCAACTTTAGCAATAAGCGATGTTGGTTTTGAATATAGGATAATTAAGAAAAAAGTATCTTAATGGATAGAATAGAAAGAAACATTAACAACAAAAAACAAGGCAAGATTAGTCTTGTAAATTCTCAACCATCTTTACAGACAATGCGTGATGGTGGAGAATCTTTGCATCTTGGTAGAGATGGAATCCTTACGAGATACCGCAGAGAAAAGGGTATTTTATGGAAATCCCAAATGACTAAAGATGGTAATCAAATTGTAGAAAAAGATTTAAAAGTTAATGGAAATATAAATTTATCAAATAAGTTAGTTATAAAAAATTATCCAGCATTTAGGGTGACTGCAACTACAAATCAAGCCTTGGCTAATGGAGCTTATACGACTATTACTTTTGCTTCGTCACAATATGATAATGGTTCAAACTTTGATTTATCTAATGAATATTTCGTAGCTCCTATTAATGGTATATATTCTTTAACTGCTCATATTTTATATGAAGATTCTTTTAGCGAGCATATGGATGATAATGAAAGGCTAGATATAAGAATATATAATATTACTGATAGTTCATCAGTAGCTATAAGTTTACATCACTTCAAGTTTGATTTTCCAGATAACAGATATTTTGCTAATACCTGCAATGTTGAAACTCAACTTAATGCGGGAGATCAAATTAGGGTTGACTCTAATAATACTACTGGTAATACAATAAATACATACAATGGAACTCAAAGACTTTATTCATATTTTACAGGGCATTTAATATGTGCACTTTAATGTGTAATGACAATTCTAAAAACAATAATTTATTATTAGATTAAGGACAGTATTATGGCTACATACGCACAAATGGCAATGGCAGGTCAGGAAGCACAAGATAGAGCTGCTTTTGAAGCCGCACACAATAAAGAACAAGCAAGACGCACTAAAGCTGCAAAATGGGGAGGCTGGGGAAGAACACTTGGTCTTCTTGGTGCTGGTGTAGCAACTGCCGCAACAGGTGGACTAGCTGCTCCAGTAGCTGCAGGATTAGTAGGCTTAGGTGGACTTGCAGGTAGATCAGCTGGCAGAGCTATGGCTGGCGGTAGAGAACGTGATGCAGATAAAAATATAGACGCTCTATTTCATCAAGGCGAACAAAGAAAATTTGGTAAAGAAATAGGTGACTATCAAGCTGGTATGCGTGAGCGTATGATGGCAGATACTGGAAAAGATGCTTTAAGTGCCTTTATGATGGCAAAATATTTTAAACCGGGAATGGATAAAATGAAAGGTAAGTTCCTTGGAAGGTTTGGTAGCCCCGATCAAAAACTAGGATTAATGACTGGTGATCCAAACGCAAGACAAATGATCGATGCGGCTAAAGCACAATCTCAAGCTATTACCAATCTTGATCGTATGCCGGGAGAGGCGATGTTTGATAAAGCCGACCCAAGTACATGGGGAAGAACTCCTCCTCCCGGAGCATCTATGCTAGGTCCAACACCAAGCCCAGCGGGAATTACTAATCCCGTAGGTCCTTATGGTGTAAATCCAGTTCAACAATTTGGTACCGATCCGTTAGGTGCAACTAATATATCCGATCCTTTGTCTGGTCTTCCGTCTCCCTATAGTCCAACTGCTCCAGTATCAAATACTTATGGAGCCGCAGTAGATAGAGGCAGAGCTATGAGTGGTCAAGGAATGTTAAATGATACAATACGTCAATCTTTAGGATTACCAACATCCGTCCCAGATCAAATGGGTGGTATGAATTATCAACAATGGATGGGACAATCTGATAATGCTTTTGAGTCATTTATGAATCAAGGTCAGGGTCAAGAAGGAAGTCTTTTTGATATGATAAGCCCTCATATGCAACAACCTCGAAGAATGGTATACTAATGGCTAACGGTGCAAATCCTTGGTTGTCTTCAGCCTTTCAGAATACTTCTAATCCTAATCAGGACTATCAAAGTTATTTAGAAGGTTTAGGAATGGATATTGACCCATCTAAGGTGGGGAAATTCTTTGGTGGGATAGCAGAAGATTATCAGCAAGATGTTGGTATGGCTAGAGCTGGTTTTGCTCAAGGCATGTCTGGATTACGTACACAGGGTCAAGGTCAGGTAATGCAATTAGGCGGTGGACAGGGCTTGTCTTCTGCTTATAATTCTGGATTTGGAAGAGCTAAGTATGGTATACAACAAGGTCTACAAGGAATAGGACAACAATATGGTCAAGGTCTTCAATCTGGTCTACTTGGATATACTGGTGATTTACAGAGTGCTCAAAGAGGTATGGAGTCTTCATTCAGAGACGTTGCTACAGGATTATTAGGCAGAGATTCTGCTGGTATTAGTTGGGGAGGCGGTGATTATGACCCAGCTAATTGGGGCGGTGCTGCAGAAGGAGGGGGAGAAACTGGTTATGGAGGGGGCACTTGGAATCCAGCAGGATGGACTGGCGGTGATCCAAATGAAGGAGCAACTCACATAGATGGTAATGGACAGAACTGGATATTTAGAGGCGGCAGATGGCGAGAATCATAACAAATAGGTTTAATTATGGCATATGAATCAGGACAATACATAAACGAGTTTCTTAATGAGATGCCTACACTTCTTCTTACTATGCGTAAGATGGATGTAGATCAGATGCTTGCAACAAGAAAGTTGGATCAAGCAGATGTAGCTCTTAACCTAGATCAACAAAAATTTGATTTTGATTCTTTAATAAGAGATCGTCAGATGAGAGTTCTAGAATCTGAATCTGCTTATGGATTAGAAGAACGTAAAAAACAAAGAGCAGAAGCAGAAGCTCAGAAAAAAATGATGCAACCAATACATCAAGCGATGATTAAAAAGAAGAAGCTTGAAGAAGCTATGAAAAGAGAACGGAGTGAATTATCATGGTGGGACAAAGCATCTAGAATTGAAAAACGTGGAGAAGGTCTTGGTGCTGTTATTGGCATGGGCGATAAACCCGGAAGATACGACCCTGCTTCTTCAAAGGCTGGGCAGGTAAAGCCTTGGCAATTAACTGAAGAAGAGCTTATTAAATCACGAGCTGAAGAATCTC